TATGCCCTTACCTTAGAATTTGCCCATGCCTCTGCCATGCTGATCTGCGCAGCACTTGCAGCAGCACCGAGAATGATTAGGCTGTTGAAGCCGCCATTCATGAATAGGCTAGTACCGGCGCGGGATAGGCGGTAGTAGGGATAGTTGCCGAAGTTTCCACCACCGGGGATGGAGCCCCCCAATACGGATTGATCAACCACGCCATTCAGTCTGTTTATCAGCGCGGTTGCTAACGTCGCAGCAGAAAGATTCATCTGCGTGCTTAATACTTTCGTCACCGGAGCGACTGCTGATCCACTTGCCGTATCTGCATAGCAGGTCGCCGTGCCACGCACCTGCGAACCGAAATCTGCCGAAGCATTTACATGATCGGGGGCATCAACATAAAACGCGCCGTTGTTTGCCCCAGAATTGGTGCTTGTTTCAATCAAAAATCCCGTGGTAGACGATTGAAAAACACGAAGCCCCGCCCACACCGTCACCTTGTTCGTGGCGGACAGATCGAGATTGCCTTGCAGGAACTGGTTGCTGCCGTTGCCATTTATCATCGGCGGGAACGCCGGAGACCAGTCGTAGTCAGTCGCCGTGTTCACCCGCTGATAGGTCGGGATCAGGCCGGTGGCTTGGTCGGAGGGGCGGAGGTCGGCAGTCAGCACAGAGCCTGTCACAGTCAGCGTGAGCGTTCCTGCCGTACAGGTGATGACGTTGCTACCCGCTGTTTTTGTGCCTGTAGCCGCGCCTGATAGCGCAACCGATCCCGAGCCTGTGAAATACAGCGTCCAGCTTCCAGCCGTGACGGTTACTGACTGCGTGGACAAGACAGCCGTGGCGAGAAGCAGGTTATACCTCGCCGTAATCACCGGCCTATTGGCGGAGGTGGACTGGTAGGCGTGGTTTCCGGCGATGTTCTTCGTGCTGATGCTGCGGACGACATACGTACCGCCTGATCCAGTTCGCACTTGCACATACGAGGTCGTGCCAACCGCTAAAAAGTAGAAGTTGTACGTCCCCGCAGCGGTCATGTAATTGGTGGACGAAAACACATCCCCCGCACCACCGGATGTTCCGACACGGCATTGCAATGAATCGCCGCCTGTGGAGACCACGATCTGAATTTTGTACCACTTGCCGACTACGGTGGTTACGCCCTGCCACTCTCCGGCGTACTGAGAACCGTCCGTGGAAAGCTGCAAACCACCGGCGACCCACGATGATGTTGCGGGAGCGGTGCTGCTGCTCGTCCAGCCCGACAGGTCAGATACGAAACCGCCGTTCGTAGTCAGTTCCGTACCGAGAGCCAACCCCTGCGACTTATCCAGAATCAACCCAACCGGCTGCTCCATTGCGGTGACGGGGGAAGTGCCTGCGATGTCCTGAAAACAGACATTCGCCCAATCGTTCGCGTCAAGGAATACTCCGTTCGCGCCGGACGAGAATAGGCCGAGGATGGCGGCGTAAAGCGGAGTCTGCGCCCAAGTCAGCAGCATGATTTATTGCTTGTAAGCCACGGTGAAAGAACCCGTACCGCTGATCACGATGTACAGGCCAGCGCTGAAGCCAAACGGAAGCGGCACGAATTGCCCAGCAAGCGGCGTGAACGTATCTACAATCTTGTCCGTAGTCGTCGTGGTTGCCGAGTTGTAAATCGTCACAGTTGCAGAGCCGGATGAGCAGAAAATCCCGCCCAATGCCCCACCGACTGGACTGACGTTCGCAGTCGCGCTGATCTGCTTGTAGGAATACGATTCAGTCACTATGTTCATTTTCAGTACCTTTCAACCCTGCGGGCTGTCTTTTCATTCCATAAGTCATCGAGGGGGGCTGTCACTATTCGCCCGTTCTTGGCTTCAACGGGGAAAGTCGGTGGTTTCGGCACTTCAGGAGGCTTTGATTCCTTCCACGCAACAGCAGCCATCCTTAACGCATCTGCGTCATGGCTTGTGAAGTCGTGCCGTGGCTTCTCGCGGAACGTCTTTCTGTCATCGTCCCACTCTCGCTGATACTGCTTGACGGTTTCAACCGCTTCACCACAATTCCCCTGATCGAACCAGGAGCGCGGGAGCATCATCCTTGTGGCCTGAATCCCGTCCTGCACCGATAAGTCAGGGACAATCCCCATGCTCTCAATGCCGAGATATGAAGCAAGCTGCTCAATAATCGACTTTCCACCACTCGCAAGCGTCTTTGCCCTTGCGTCATGCGGCAGCCAATGCCTTGCGTACTTGTAAGGTTTTGTCAGGATGACTTTGGCGTAATCCTCTATCGCCAAGCCTGAAGCCGAGTAATGATCAATGAAGTGAATCTCTCCACCAATCACCTGCCAGAACCAGATTGAGGTGTCATCGTGGTAGCCCAAGTCCCAACTGGTGAACACCTTGACATTCCTGTCGTATTCAACCGCTGTAACCCTGCCTTCCAGTTCAGCCTGCCTAAATTCCTTGCCGTAGTAAGCGCCTGTAATCGCAGCGTCAAAGCTGTTTTCGAACTCTTGGAGGTACTGATCCTCCGTCATCGACTTGGCGGCTTGCTCCAGTTCTGACTTGAGCAACAATCCCGACTCAGAAGCCTTTACGTTCAGCTTGAACCAATCGTCATCAGCGTTTTGCCAGATGCGCCAGAACTCGTTTTTCCCCTTGGGAGTTCCGATAAATACTGCTGAACCCTGCCTGTCAGCCAGCAGAGGCCGGATAATCTCACCCCATACACGGGGCTTCATGTCTGCGTATTCGTCCAGAATCACCGCATCCAGATAAAGCCCTCTCAGCCTGTCTGGGTTGTCAGCACCGTACAGCCTGATTCTTGCCCCGTTCGGCAAGTCCGCCCTGAGTTCGGATTCGTTGTACTGAACCTGCGGAATGTCAGCCGTAAGCCGTTTGATGTATCCCCAGGCTACGTCTTTCGCCTGGTTGTACTGCGGAGCAATGTAAGCCGCCCTGTAATCCGACTTCTTGGTGAATAACGCATCCAGAACCAGATCAGCCAGACAAGCCACCGTCTTACCAGCCCGCCTGTGAGCGACAATCACCGCCCATCTGTGCTTACGGGCGTGAAAGTCTAAGAATGGCCCACGAGGTTCATACTGATTGAACCCGTACCAATGCTCAGACGAGGCCACGTTCCTGCACAATCCGCTCTAGCCAAGGGGCAGACAACTCAAACTTCATTGCCCCACCGTTCTCGCCTACGTGCTCCTGACGGGCCAGTTTGGGCGTGGCGTACTCAGCCAGCTTCGCCAGCATATCCAAAGCCTTGTAAGGATCAGGCTTCGTGTCGTGTTCTGGCATTCCTTCGGCTACTTGCCCAAGCCATTTAGAGACGTTGTGGGCGTTGTTCTCAAGAAGTGACGTAACCGTCTGCCGGAACTCAACCGTGGCCTTGTTGGGCGTTCCTTTAGCCCTACCGCCCAATCTAACGCCCTTGGGAGTGACGGGAGGCCTATTTGCCGCTACTTTAGCCGTGCCGGTTCCTTGGGCTTTCTGGGGTTTTCCCATGAATGCCTCGCAGAAATAAAAAAGCCCACCGAAGTGGGCAACACCCCTGAACGGAGTGCGGAGGAGAAATGAAAAAAGCCACCCGATTGGATGGCTTTACGTTTCTTTAGGGCGCAAAACGCCCCGACACCCAATTTCACCATTTAATTGCACGGGGTGCAAGCATTATTTGATCATTCCACGCTTTTTCAGCATCGGGAGCAACGATACCTTGGCGCATTGGTAAAGCGTGTGGATTTCTGCTGCCGGAATCCGAGGATTTCGCATGACGGACAACCTGGATGCTTTTTTGCTGGCGTGTAAGTCAATGGCGCTCCTTTGCTGCCATGGAAGTTGATCAATGCACACCTCCACCTGCTCGGCCTTGTCTGCGTCTATCCGTGCGTCAACTTCCTCGGCTTCCACGTAGTGATCGGCTGATCCTGATCCTTTCCCGTAGACGGATATGCGGGGTGCGCCAAGCTGGGGGCGATAACGGATAGTCCAGCCGTACCAAATCATCACCAATTCCTCGATTTGCTCAGATTCTTCCTGCGTCATGCTTCGCTCCTGTAGAGATCGCATTTCCATCCGTACCGGCGTTTGGTGCTTGCTGAAGACGCACTTGAATCCGTCCTTGTCTGGCATCTTGTGGATGCATTCCCCGCATTCCCGTTCCTCCCGTTGTTTCTTTGCTTCCCTTCTTGCTGCTACTTCAAAGGGATCGCCACGATCCCATTGTTCGTAGTCCATCAAAGTTCATCCGGCAAAAGTCTGTTGTCCAAATGCTTTAAAAACTCGTCAATTCTTCGTTCGGTGTATCTGTTGCCGGGATTTGCTTTTCTAGGGGGCTTTGTTTTTTGCAAAATCTTGGAACATTCGGCATGCTCTGGGCCGACCCAACCTTTC